ATCTGTATAGTATGAATCAAAAAAATCCTTAGTATTACTAGCACTATCTGTTTTTGTATCTAGTGGTAAATTAGTTTTTGCCATTATAATTCCTTAATAATCAAATCCGCCTACATCTTGAGCGTATTGCTGAGTAGTAGAATATTCATAATTTCCTTGCTGTTGTTGTGGAGCAGCTTGTTCTTCTCCAGATGATGGTTGACTTAGTGGAGGTTTTCCTGTGTCTGGATATTTAACGTAATCTGCTTCCATATCGTTTTCAGGAGCAGGTTTTCCTTTTCCAGGTCCTGACTCAGCAGTTGATGGATCAGAATCAAGTTTATTAAAATCACTAACATCAGTATCTGGTGGTTTTGGATTATCTGCCCTGTTTGCTGCTTCTCTTTCTCCGGGTTTTTCTATTACGCTTCCTCTTCCACTGCCTTGTTCTGTTGGTCGACGTTGTGGCATTGGAGCTGTAAATGCGTCTTCTGCTACCGGATCATTACCGTCAGGTGATTCAACTGTTCTTGCTGGATCTGTTTCTCCAGATGATGAAAAAAGTGATCCAATACCACCTACTACATTTCCTACAGCACTTGCTGCCATACCGACTCCTGCTACTGTTAGAGAAGCTAATTGCACTGCTCCTCCACCTAATCCGTACTGTTGGAAACCACTCCTAGAACCAATTCTACTACCTCCACCTAAAAATGAAGGTTGTCCGTATCCGTATGGAGATCGATTTCCTGTATTAGTGTATGGACTTATACCACCTACTAGACCTTGTACTAGTCCTCCAACAAGTCCGCCAATTAATCCTCCACCAAATCCATTTAAAGAAAAATCATCTCCAAAAATTCCGGCCATTCCATTTATTAATGTCTCTTCACCTACAATTGGACTCGGTGTATGATCGTAATGTAATACAGCAAATCCAGCAGGATCATCTGCTTCTACTACTCCTGAATTATAAATAACAGCATCGTATGCTATTGTCATTTTATTTTCAAGTATACCGTTTCCACTAGATTGATCTACATTATCATGATCCCATTTTGTTATCTTTGGGTTACATAGCAAATAACTAAAAAATCTCTGTCTTGAAAGTGTAAAAAGTTGTATACTATTAAAAAATGGTTCATCTGATCCACTATCTAATCCATATCGGAAAGGCATCATGCTTTTAGATTCATATGTGTTTCTATCAAAAGCTATTGGACTTATATCTGCGTTAGGATCTCTTGCGTTTCGTGTGTCAGCAAAATAATAGCTGTAGTATAGTGCCCATAATTTATTAGTAATTCCATTATTATCGTCATGTAATACTAAGTTTACTGGATCATATTGTATACCAGTGTATACATTTGTTTTCCTATTATATTGATTAAGAGTTTCAGTCTTTAAAGTATATTTAGGTAAGTCAGCTTGTTTAACAAGATAGTTTAATTCTAAAAGATGTCTATCTTCAAAACTAATATCATTTAACGCATCTGGATTAACATTAAACACAACGTAATATAAGAATTTGTTTTTAGGAGCTAACCGAAATGTATGATCAGTATATAGTCTAGCAGCGTGTTGGAAATCGGCCATATTTCCTTTGGGGGCTAGGAACCCTAAAGCCATATCTCCTAGAAATCTTTGAAATTTATTTGCCATCTATTATTTATATTCATAAAAAAAGACCAGTTTTTACGCTGGTCTTTTTTTTATTGAAGCCTAGAATTTATTATTATATTAACCGCCAGATCCTACTGCTAGAGATCCAAGTGTACGTCCAACTGATGTTCCAATTCCTACACCTTGTGGTGACTGTATAGCATTATCAAATCTAATTGACAATGTAATATTCACTGGTGTATTTTCAGTGTAGTTTAGTCCATTATAGTTAGCATTTTGAACAAAGCAACCTAATAGTTCAAATGTTTCTAGAACATTTGGTGTATTAGCTCCGTTGCCGCCGTCTAGTATTTCAATAACAGTAGTAAACTTATAATCAATACCGCTAGCTGCTGAACTCTGCTCATAGAAGTCAAATTGCTTCTGTAGCTGTTCGCCGACAAGCTTTTGAACATTACCATTAACATCTTCACGTAAGTTAAGTGTAATTGGTTCCCATGCTGGCTTACCTGCTAGGTATACTTTAGAGTTATATAGATCTAAAGTTATTTCTTCAAAGTTTACAGTTGGACGAGTTACATCCATAACCTGCTTTGTTAGTTCTGTAGTTGGGGTGCTTATACCAAAGTTCTGTAGTGTTACTCTAAAACGATACTGTAGCTTTGGCATTAGTAGTGACTGTGACGCACTGCTTTGATTTGAATCAAGTGGTACAGTAAACTTAGTTAATGTTGAAATTGCCATTCTAGACTCCTAATTTCTATATGTATTTATTCCTTGTAATTACTGGGCTTACTTACCAAGCCCAGCAATTTCTCCTGTGTTCTTTAATCTTAGTGGAATGTAGATGAATTCAACTGACTTAACAGGCTCAATAGCAATGTCTAGATATAGTTCATTACGATCAATTCTGCTTGGAGTATTGTTTGACTCATCGCATACTACTAGGTAGTCATAGATACCACGCTGTCCAACTAGTTCAAGCATAATGCTTTCTGCTGCTGACTTAAGCTCATCTCTAGTGATCTTATCGTTTGGTTCAAAGATATATGGTTTTGCTAGTGAAGAAAGCTGACCACGTAGGTAAACAACTAGTCTAGCAACATTAACACGATCTAGAGCACTTGCGTTTCCTGCTCGAGTTTTCTGTCCAAATATTACGATTCCTGATCCTGTTAAGTATGTTATTGGGTTAATACCTACAGAATAAAGTGTATCTCTCTGACCTTCATTTAATGATATTGACTGCCACTCGTTTGTTGCCGCATCAATATAACCAATTGAAGTAGCATTTGATACCTTACCGCGACGTGTTCCTGCTGGAGCGAACCATGGGAAACTTACACCATCACTAATTGCGATTGATCTTAATACCATGTGACTTGCTGGAACAACTATAGCATTACCAGCGTTGTCTGTAGTATATCCACTTGGGTAATATACACCTAGGTATTCATCGGATGAAAATAATCCGTCTTCGCCATTATCGTTAACACTCTTTGCGTTATTCCCCCAATCGTTTATTGATGTAGCATCGCTTGGTAAACGCATTGGTGTATCGCCAATAACAAATGCTGTTTGCTTACGATCAAGATTTAAATTAACCATATTCTGTATTAATTCAGTATATCCTGGGCAAGCAAGTAGATTAAACTTACGTATTTCTTGATCACGTATAGCTTGATTTGTATCAACTAGTGATTTAAGTTTTCCAACAACTACCTTACGCTGTGCGTGTCTACCAAATAGCCCATGTCCATCGGCAGCATTTCCGCTCTCGTTAACCCAACGATGAGGATAGTAAGGAGGTATATATCCTGGCTCCTCTGGTATTCCGTTTTCACTCATTGATTCATTACCGTAACGTATATTTTCTTGATTAGTGTCAATATAATCACGAACAAATCTCTTTACGTTATTACTGCTACGACGTGTGTTGAATAATAGCATTCCGCGTGGATAAAGATCTGGATCTGGAGCATCTGGATCTAAGAAATTGCTATATAGTAGATCTGTTATTTCTGCTGGATCACTAGTTCTTCCAGTTAAATTATAACGAGCATCAGCAAATATAATACCTTCTTCAGTAGTTTGATCTGTATTATCTACAGATACCCACTTTAGATTATATCCATCGTATTTGTATAATGCTGGATAATTTTCTATATCTCCAGTGTCAATCCATATATCACCATTACTTAAAGCAGTACCATCGCTTTGAGCAGTTGGTTTTGTTGCTGATATGATTGGTCCGTTTGGATCAGTCTTTTTACTTTCTGTATCTGAATAATATGGTGAATCCATATCGAGATACCCAACCCAAGTGTTGCCGTTATGTACCATGATGTCAGCACTGTATGATGGGTTATACCATAATGTACCATTAAGTGGAATCTGACTAGGTACAACATTTGAAGCTTTTATCTTTAATGGTTTCCAGTTTGATACAGTATATTTAAATGCATCATAATATGCTGAATAGTATAAATTAGCTGTTCCAACATCTTCATGACTAACATATGGTGTATAACCAATTAAATCTAAAGTATCAGCTAGAATGAAAGTTAAATTATTTGTACCACGAGCGCCACCTATTGAATCACCATATATTACAATTTGATCGCCTGGTTGATAACCACTTCCTAAACTAGCAATTGATATAGTTGTATGTCCGGCATATGCTGCTCCAGTTCCATTTTTGACTATGTTAAAAGTTGCTCCGACACCGCTACCTGATGTAGTTGAAGGTACATCTTCAAAATTTAATGCACTTGTTACACTTACACCGCTGATAGTAGTT